GAATGTCATCCAATACCCACAGCGAGCGCCCGAACGTGCCAATCACCAGATCGTGCTCGCGCGGCTGGATTTTCAAATCTGCTACCTGCACCGATGGGAAGCCGTTGGTCCATTTGTTCCAATTCGCTCCTTTGTCAATGCTGAACCAAAGCCCATGATCGGTGCCCAGGAACAACAAATTCGGCTCGACCGGATCCTGTACAATGCACAGCGCGTAGCCGCTCACTTGCTCTTCATCGACAATGCGCTGGAAGCTCTGACCGTAATTTGTCGTATGGAAAACCATTGGTTCCCAGTTGTTGCGGCGGTAGTCATTCACCACCACGAAGGCTTCGCCTGCATTTTTGGCAGAAACCTCGATCTGTGGAACCCAGCTACCCGCAGGCATACCGGAAAGCTTGCTGGCCAGATTCGTCCAGTTTTCGCCGCCGTCGCGCGTGATTTGCACGTTGCCATCATCCGTACCGACCCAGATGACGTCTTCGTCCACCGGGCTGGGCGCGATCGCCAGAATCGTCGTGAAGTTTTCCGCACCGGTCTGATCGGCGGTAGCAGAGACTTCAATACCATCCAGTTTTGTCTTGTCCCCATCAGCAAAAGCCCCTTCGGAAGGCGGCGCCTGGTAATCAGTACCGGCCACGGCGGCCGAGATAGTTCCTGCTCCATTGGATTTCAGCAACCCTGTAAGAGCGCCCATTGCTGTAAGAACATACGTCTTGATTTGGCTGACAAGAACGTACTTGCCGGTACCACCGTCATCTACGGGAACCTTCTCAACCCCAGTAACGCTCGCATCAGGTGTTGCTTCTGATATCTTTGTCATTACCTATTTCTCCCAAGCTGTTGAGCCACGATAGCAACAGCTTCGTACGCCCATTTAGTTTCCGCTGAAATCCAAAGTACAAACCACGCCCCACGGCTCCTTGGCCTATCAACTGTATTCCGTCCGGCAACCCACGTCCCTTCAGCGTCCACAGAGGAAGGTTTGTCGCCTACTATCACGGAGAGAACATCCGCTACCGCTGCATCAGCCACCGTTTCAGCCATACTACCAGATATAACACGCCAAGTCACCGTCGAAGGGATATCAGCCATGAGCCCATGCAGCTCTGTTAGCATGGCGTCCCTAGCGTCATTAGGGGCGATTCTCAATGGCCCCATTAAGATGTGACTCTGAATTGTCGTACCGTCATCATCCGTAGCCGAAGAAAGGAACTCACGCCAGGTCTCATCGCGGCCCCTGAGTATCACTCGCTCAAGATTCGCGCTCTTAATCTTTGCAGCAACCACAGGCTGATGATCGTCACTACCAAACACTACCGGCCAGATTGCCTTGTTGTCCAAATCCAAAAAGTAATGGTTTCCTGTCCCGCTACTAGGAGTAATGAAAAGATGAAATCCACGGGCACCAGGGTCCCAAGCCATAGTAATTGTATTAGATGTGCTGACGTTCTTCAACTCGTTGGGGATTCGACCTTCGCTAAATCTACCAGGTTTTTGTCCAATCCGTCCCACGTAAACTCCATCATTCGACAAAAAGGCCAATATGTCGCCATTAAAGGCCCATGCATAAGGTCCTATAACACCGATATTCTCATCGATCACCTCTAAATCACCCTGGCAAGGATCACCGGCAAGAACATGGAGAGAATTACATGTTGCCATCACCAGAATCTTGTCTCGAAAAGGAATCATTGCAGTTATATCATTGCCGACTACGGCATTACCGGGTTGCCCAGCCAACTCAATTGTACCAGTAATAGCCCTTGCAGAATCCGTCATCTCAGCGCCGAAATCCCAGTCCCTATGATTACCTATTCTTGATGCATAAAATATGTTATCCTTAGCGACAAACACCCTGTCACGATAAATGGTACTCACTGTATAATCAGACGGGACCGGGGTATCCGTTGAATTATCGGTGGTGATAGTGATAAGATCCGTGGGATCAATAATACTGGTTCCATCCGGAGCAGTAACCAGGTTGCTATTAAGGGCAAACTCTATATCACTTCCATCTGGCCACTCAATGTTTTCCCCATTCGGCCATTGGAATACACCTTCCGTACTTGTAGTGATACCGGTGAAAGTAGATAAACCAGGCCGGGATCCCCCACGTTCCCGGCCCTCCAAAGGAGCCACCCCCCGTACATTCACAGCCCAAGGGGCAGAATATGGGCGGGTTTGATCCCGGTAGCCCCCTGACCGGACTACACCGGCCAGGGGGAATACCAACGTCTTATTGACGACTCTCGGCATTACGCAGCCGCCTCGACACCTGCGATCGTACCATCAGACGCGATTCCAAACGCCTTCCAAGACGTTGCAGATTCACAGATAGCAACAACCAATGTATTTGCAGCAATAGCGGACTCAACGGTGGCCCCGGTTCCACCATTTATTGCCACGGTGCCAGGAGCGCTTGAGCGCATCTCGCATCCCGTTGCACCAACAGCCGCAATCACAATCTTTCCCGGCGTAGGCGTGGGAAGCACAAAAATATGATTAGCGTCACCATCACAATCAACGGTGCAGAAGGAAAGCATACCTTCATCCGCAATTGTTCCAGTAGTCGTTCCATCATCCGTTGCCGTAATCGCCTGCGAAGCAGGAAACGCCACCTTGGCCAGCGTAGCCAAACCAGTTAAGGTCACGTTACGAAACCCGGTGACATCCTTATTTGCATCGACAATAACGGCCTTAGAAGCCGAAACAGTACCTGCCGTTGCGCCTATCAAGGCCTCCTGTGTCGCCGTCAACGCTGAAACAGCATTGAAATCACACGACGTTGAAGACCCCTCATTCACATAAAACACATCTCCCGCACCCGTCCCATCGGTATGCTGAAAGATGCAGCCCTTTTCGTATCCGGCAGTGCCATCCGTAGGAACGGTATCACCTGGAACGAAAAGGAGTCCCTGAGTATCCGCCGGAGGCGGGCTCATCCTGATAAGTTTGCATACTCTCTTCTGCATAACTTAGCTCCCTTCTCGATTGGGCAGACACCAATAGTCTGCCCCGTTTTCGTCTTGCGCCACAACTTCCCAACCGCGGGAAATTGCTTCATCAAATGTTCCATCAGGTGCTAAATAAAGGAATCGCCTTGATAAGACCTTCGCCTCATATAAACACCGATTGCTAGCCCCAGAACAAATGACAGTCCAGGGTGCAAGACCCCCCAGACGAGTGAACAATGGAAATCTTTCCTTCAACCATCCCCATTTTCTAAGACGACCATCAATAGCATGCAGGATGATCTCTAAATATCCATACCTTTTTCCGACCAGGTTCAAAGCTGTTTCATGGATAACACCACGAGTATATTTACACGTGGGAGGTCTAAAAATAATGTAATGCACCTTTGGGGGACGGCACTGGTCTAAACGAGAAACCACAAGCCTTTTTACCACGCGACGCTTTTTTATGGCGGCATCAGCCTCTATTATTTGAGCGCCCTCAATGACTTGAAACTGATGGTCGGCTTTTGTTAGCGATTCATTACGCCCGGTAGTCACATCGCTTATTCTGTCTACGACAAAACCATAACCCTGTTCATACCCGACAAACCCAACATCGCCACACTTTGGAACATAATCATTCATAATGATAATACCTTTAACCCTATCCCCATAAGCGCGGCAGATAGAGGCACCCAAACGGCTAATTTAGCCTTCCAATCAGACTTCATTGCTGCATCGGCAATTGCCATGCGAACGTTTTTCAAACAAGTTGCTTGACGCAACTCGCATTCAACAGGAGAAACACCACCTGTACGGGCCATGGCTACAACGACCTTAGCCGTCTTCGCAACAACAGAACACATCACCTCAATATTACCTTTTGCTCCATTTTCAAGGCTTTCGGCTTGTGAATGAAGGTCCTTAAGTAAGGTGATCTCGATATTAGTTAGCTCCGACATAATTACCTCACGACTGAATGATAACATCGCTTACTGTAAGCGTATAAGGATAATCACTCACATCACTACGCAATGAATCATAAGTGCCACGACACCCTACGTTCCCAAAGAACTTTTGCCCCTCACGACGATCTCTAGCGATGGAACTCGCAAGCAATCCAATAAATTTTTCCCAATGAATACCCCGTTCATCATTCCCCTTTGTTTCCGCTACAGCAAGACAACTCGCCTTCAACGTTTCCCCATGCTTCATAGCCCCGAGAGGGTACTTGTATATTTCAGAATCCAACATACTCGTAAAAGCCTCATACCGATAAGAGACCGTATAAACTGCATCAGGAGTAGGCCACCACATAACTTCTTTCCGTTGGCCGACACTACCCGTTCCAGATTTAATCCGTATAGCGGCTAAAGTTGGACGCCCCGTTTGATTATCCTGAGCTCGCCTCCTTCTAATTCGGCCCTCGCCTACATCGGATAGAATCGGGATGTATTGCGATCCAGAAGCAAACACAAACCCATCTATAAGCCGACCAAAATCATCCGGCAAGTCTTGATCAGCATCACTCGCAACAGTTGATATCGTCGTGACTGGACGCAAAAAAGACCACTCGTAACCTAAAGGAATACCTGCTGCAACCGGAGGATAAAGAAATTGCCTATATCCAGATTGAACCACATCATTAACCACACCGGATTGAGATGAGTTCAACTTGATATGATCGGATTTCCCATAAAGGAAATATGATACAGAATTCATCAAATCATCATAAGCAAGAGATAATGAGGATTCAGACATGACGACAACTCCTGGAAAAGCCCCTCCGGGCAGTATGACCACCCGGAGAAGCACTTATTGGGATTTAACCCAGAGTAGGCCCACCATACTGGATGAGTTGCCACTCATCCGCAAACCACTCTAGGCGAGCATAATCACCGTCACCATCGAATTCCATAGTCGACAACCCCGTGGAACCGTCCATTTGAATACCAGAAGTAACTGTAACCAGATAATCCTGAGTAGTCAGAGCACCATGCAGGTAAAACGCCTTAGTCTCACCAGGGAACGTTCCATCGGCCACGGTGCAAGTGCAATCGCCATCAGCGAGAGTCACACCGCCCTGAATATGAGTTGCACCGGCAACCATACTCTGAGATGCATCATTATCAAGCAGCGAGAGCCACTCAACAAGACCACTCTGTTCGCCGTCCAGCAACTCACAGAGCGCCGTCTGGTTGCCACTGATGACATACCCCATAAACTCCGTCGCAGCCGTAGATGCAGACGAAGAAAGTACGGCATTATCATCATCAGTCACGCTTGCAATGGTGTAAACACCAGGCGTTCCATCGTCATCACCATCAGCTTGAACGGCTGACAGAATGACCAGCTTGTCACCAGCCGAGGCACTGGCAAACAGATCTGTATCAGTAACCGCAGTTCCATTCACGACAGCAGTACCATCAATGGATTCGCCAATAACACCGCTTGCGTTTGTCTGTAGCGCCTTCGCGGCACCACGACCGAGCTTACAACCCGTGTCAGAACGGAAACGGCCAGCGCCACCAGCACCAACCACACACCATAGGTACGTGGAATCGACAACAGTATCGCTACCAATGGCAACGTCACAAACCGACCCTGGCTCGTTAATCGTTACTTTTATTTCGCCCGTACTCGGAATCGTAACCCCATGATCCAGAACACCGGCAAAGTTCAGGTTATTCGAGGTACTCGGGCGTTCCACCCGTTTATCCCGTTCACCATCCCTATCTGTCGCCGTACCATAATCACGGTTGTAAGCTACGCCCTCACCTTTGTAATAGACATCACCGGCAGTGCCGGTGAGCCATACCCTCTTCTGGAACTTCATCGCTTGACTTTTATGTTGTGCAGGATTCATGTCCTACTCCTTTCTTTGCCCCCCCATTGAGCGGGGGGACCGTTTATTCACGCCCTCCATTGAGCGAAGAGCAAAACCCCGGCTGCTTAGCCGGATTACCGCCCAACTTAGGCGGAGTAGTAGAACACGGCCTGACGGCGCAAATCGTCACACACGATGTTCCAAACCATTGATACAATGACTGCGAAACAATGCGGTTGCTTCGGCAGACGCTGAATCTTATTCTTCTTCATGAACCAGTTTTTCAGAAACTTGGCATAGATATGATTATGATCCAACATGTAAACCGGGTAATCTGTCTTATCATCAAAGTACGGAACGTACTGGATAGGAGCACCCCGGAAAACCGGCGTCTGTGTAGACAAATCAAAACCCAGCGAATCATTATTCTCTTTCGCCACGTTCTTCATACTGTTCTTGGTAGACCACCCGCAGTAAATACCACGAGTAGAATACCCTTTACGCCCCATACCAGGCTCAGGAGCCGGGGCAACCCAGCGAGTTTTATCAGCGGCCATTTCCATCTGATAAATCAGGCCCGTGCTCGCAGTATCCGAAACATCACTGTATGCACCAGTGAAGTTTTTATGCCGTTCATACGTTGCACTAGAAATGCCAGCCTTACCACTCGAAAAGTTGGCATGGTTTCCACCATTAAAGCCCAGCGACGCATTCTTCGTAACCCAATACTCCACACCAAAAGGTGTGTCATTATCAGATTCGCCATCAGGAATACCCCAAACATCAGCCTCACTCAATTCCACCATAGAAGTCATCATCCGGGCAAATTCAACATCCACCAGGTCGACAACCTCTTCCGGTCCCGCATTCATATCCGGCTCGCGCTCGTCAAACACCATGTTGCCGTCAGTGTAAGTCCAAGGCACAGTGCCTTCTGCCATGGCGTCATCACGCTCAAATTCCATCGTACCAAACAGGCCGACGTGTTGAGCGCTGTGATTATGGTCCATCACGTAACGGACAGTAATCCCGCGACCAGATTTTTGCTGTTCACGCTTTTTCTTGCACATTTGGTTAAAACCAACATGCTCTTGCAAATCGGTCATCTCACCGATCCACTTTCCCTTATTCAGCTTATTCATCGTAGCGATGACGGCATCGGGCATATCTTCTGGAGTTAATACAGTACCCATTTTATTCCTCACTTCCTATAAGCAAAAAGAAAGCTTAACTGTCAGAATCCATAAGTTGAGCAACAGCAGCTACGGCATCATCTTTCCTATCCGTATCGCTTCCATAGTCATCTCTAGGACCGAACCGGCCATTAGTGTTTCGCGGCTGATTGATCACCCGCTTAGAACGCTTTTTCGCCGCCTCAGCAGTAGCCTTCCCTTTCTGTTTTTCAATAATATCCCCATATTGAGATTCGAGCGCCTTTCGGAAGGCTTCGGCGCGAGTCATATTCTCACCCGCGTCCTTAGCATCTTCAAGCATAAAGTTCATGTGGCGTTCTAAGCGCTGACGCGCCCTCGCCTCATGACCATCTTGCTTTAGATCCGAGAAGTCACCCCTCCCGAAAATAGCATCAAACTCTTTTCCCAATTCTGAGAATTTCGCATCAGCCCACGTACCTCGTGGGACACCTTCTTTTTCCGACAAGACCTTCAATGCCTTGTTCTCCTCAAAGAGCCGTCCAGCAAACTCCTTCAACCCCTTAAACGCCTCAACAATGCTATCATTAACTTCGTCGGGGTCCAAGTCGGGAATAGAGTCCAATGGATTCTCTTCTCCCTCATTACCTTCAGCGGCAACATTATCGCCACCATTGGCTTCACTCAACTCCTCCAATCGGTCACAAACATGCCCGAGCATAGATGCATCAGTATATTTTTTTGCCTCCTCAAGAGACAGACCGACCTTCACAGCACGTTCCAGCAACGCATCAGAGACATCACTCTCAATGGGATCCCCATCTCCATCGGGTTCCTCCTCACCTGCATTGCCATCATCACCGTCGCCCTGGGACTCTGGATCTCCAGCGCTATCATCGCCCGAACGGATTTCTTCGGGCGGCAAAGATTCCCCATCTTCCGAAACATTTTTTTCGGCTAGATGTTGATCAGCGGCCTTATCAAGCTGATTCATGAAATCCGGTTCCTCTTGTTCGCTCATGACTTTCTCCTAGTTTATCTACTATCAGGATCCCCGTATCCACCATCGAAATCAGTTGCCCCTACCAATTCAGCATAACGTCTCCTATGGCCCCGCGACCTAAAAACTGGCCGGCCACGGGGGTCAAAATGAGTCGGAACACCAGACTTCGAAGCAAAATCCATATACTCGTGTCTCTGTGATGGATGCACGGCCAGAGCCTGGCTCGTCATCGGCCAAGTGGATGCATGCTGCCCCCCCTGAGATGCATATTCAGCGGGACGACAACGCACCGCCGTACCACCATTGATCAAAACATATTCAGGAGCGGCCCCCATAGGAAAAACCCTATCATGGATCTTATTCTTTGAGTCCTTGTAGCAATAAGTAGGCATTATGTATTACCTCGTCCAATAGCGGCAGATTCGGCCTTCTGAACTCTGCCACCCATCAATTGTTGAATCAAAGCCATATCCTTACCTACCCTCGTAGCCCCCGGTCGATTAACCCGTATATTTGTTCTCGTCGTATTCGCTGGCATAGGTGTTGGATTTCCTATGGGTCCCGATGTTGGCTGTTGCTGCCCGGAAACAGCCACAACCAACTGTTCTAATTCCGGTAGATCCGCGTAGTCAGCTATCAATGCTGTCAACCTCCTGCCATCAACCATCAGTCCTTGTTGTTCAAACATAGGTTGCAACGGCAAAAGGAATTTGTCAAGAATATCACCCAATTTTTTTATTTTTCCTGCGGGGCTTTCTTCTCGCATTGACTGAGGATTTATAGAGAAATTGAAGTCCAGGAAATCACCCTGTCGAGTTTCGGGGGTCCATTTAACAGGAATAATAATACCTGTGCCCTTCAATTCCTTCTGTAATATACGGTTTCGAATGGGGTCCGTCCATTCATACCAGGCAATCTGCCGGAAGATCCGTCTGGCAAACTCAGCAACACCATCCTGCATATCAGCCATTTGCGCAGAAGATGCACGGGCCAACATCTCGTCTTGAGACGCAGTGTCAGACATAGGCGACAACCCTCCCAAGCTATCCAGATTCCCGGCAGCCCAAGAGAAAATATCTTTCACCTGAATCATAAGTGCAAAAGTCCTTTGATCCACCCCGCCTATTTCAATGCTCTCCGGTTTTGCTCCATCCCAAAAGATGGCATCACCATCATGTGCCCTTGCAAACCTATTGGCACTTTCTTCATCAGAAAAACCGGCAACACGCTTTTGCCTTTTTGCCTGAGCAGCTAAACGACGAAACAAATTATTTGCCAACTCATGGATGTTGCGGAGAAGACTAAACGGCGGCAAAGGCATTGCATTATCAGGCACACTATTGAACCATAGACTCCGATAAGGACCATCCTCATCGCCATCAAACTCGATAACAGACAGAGGACGGTCCGGTTTGTTTACCAGATATGTTACAAGCAATTTCTCTTTAGTCAGCCATACGTCTTGTACGGCTACTTTATCCCCTAAATTATCATCACCCGATCCCATCCCGTGACTGATGCTCTCCGCACGATCCCCACCAGACTCATCTTGCATTCCCAGATCAGCGGCAGAAACACCCATGCCTTTCATCTTCGGGTATCTCTTTAGCAAAACATCCTTATCTAAGTAATACATATCCCCCTCGAAAGCAGGCGAATCGGCGCTCCTTGCACTCATATCGCGCACATAATCATCAAAAGAAACCATACTGACAAAGGGCTCCGTAACATCAACAACATCCCCGGCAACATCCTTTTGGTCGATAATATGCAATCCAATCTTAACTGTAGCCAAAGGCGAAAACAAAGCCTCAGTTACAGCCTTTCTCAATATCTCGCCCAGCTTGACTTCCGCAGCAGCATCTTTGCAGGCCAGGGCTAGTTCAGCGGCAAGAGGACGAAGCCCGCGATACGGGGTGGTCACTTTTGCCGTGGGCGCTCTTACGACGCACTGGCGTACATAAATACTAACAGCCAAGGATATCAAATTGAGATAAACATTTTTTGCTTCGGCCCCATCACCACCATACTCGCTACCGCAGAACAAGGCGACCAATTCCTTGCGCTTTTCCCTGAAACCTCTGAGTTTGCGCCTGCTTTCACGAACAGCCTGAACAAGTTTCGTAAAATCTTCTTTTTTATATGGATTCATAATTACCAATCTTCCTGGAATGATTCAGCTAACAACAATTCTTCTTGCTCAAATCGCCACGCGGGACTCATCCAGGGCGAGTCCGGCTTAACTTTCTTCAATTCACGATCTTCAAAAGTGAGAAGACGCCCTGCCAGCGCGTCAGCAATAGCTTCATCTCCATGTGCTTCCCGAGCTCCGCGCGGATCAGGAGAGTTGAGAGCCTTCGAGTGTTCGACTTTACCACCCTTTTGAACCATAAATTGCAGACACTCCTTCAACCCGGACTCCGAAACATTGACAAACCGCCGTTCCTGGAGCTTCCAGCGATAATCACGCAGGAGTACAGCACGATCTTCATCATTCAAAAAATAACCCGGTACATCAGACATCTTTGCGCGGCCCCTACCTTTACCTGAACGATAATAAACATTACTATATCTACGATCCATCACACGATTAGTAAAAGTTTTCCCCGATGGACCACTGGCATCCCAAATCATATATGCACCCCCGAACCATTTTGCTAATGCGATACTTTCATCAGCAAAAACATCTGGCGGGGTATTAGGATCTTTCCATAGAGCGACCTTCCTCCCTGTATCCAAATCCACAATACTTGCAGCACTATTACTTGCACCTGTCCCGAAAGAAACGTCAGCACCCAGGCCAAACCGACGGCCCTCACGGAATGATTTGTCACTCAAATTCTTATCGCTCCCCGTCAATCCGAACCAAATCTCTAACGGCCCATTATCATCAACTTCGAACTCATAGGGATCAAGCGTCGATGGATCATAATTTAACCTTCCGCGCAATACTGGGGGCATACAATATTCTGCAATCAAAATCTGAATAAATTCAGGGGAAAAGAATTGATAGTCAGAACCAAGAAAGTCAATCTCAAGTTCCTGTGATATCTCTTGATCAGAAGCGCACCGTGTACACTCCCAATCAAACCAAGGGGACCTCAGCTTGAATCTTACACAGGGCTGGAAGGGATAATCATCCGGATACATAACATCCCGGACATCCTTGGCCCCTCTATCGCGAAACCTGACCATCCCGCGAAAGTCATCCAAAACGGTTACCTCCCCGTTTTCATCCATAGTGTAAAGACCACGCTTGAACAAATCATGACGAGTCCAATGCAAACGAATAACACGAGCAGCAACCTTCTCGCATACATCATGGAAATGGTTCTGACCACGCGGGGTGCTATTGAATAATCGACAATTAGTAACATCTCGGCTACCAGTAAGAGCGGCATACCCTTGTTCCAATAAGGCGAATTCATCAAAGAAAATAGCAGTATGCCTACCACCAACACCGATATTTCCAGTAGTCGACTCACCAACAATAGCAGATTTATTATCCGCATTTACTAGACGAAGCAATTTACGATTAGGATCCTTCGGCCCCTTATGCCGGCCAGTAGGGAGTAGCCATCTTGGTTGATACCTATGCATATAATCAATCTTCCAGAACAGGGCATCAGAGTTTCCGCTGTCATCCACGAGATCCTGCTTGCGAGAAACCATCAAGAAAGACAAAAAGTCACGGAAATGCCAACACCACTCTATAGTGGTCAAACACATCCAGGAAGCACCAACCCCCCTCGACTTAGGCGTCGCACAATCTAGCCCTTTATTGATACACTCCAACATCTCAAGGATAGTTTCACACTGAAGATCATACAGAGTAAAAGGGGTCCTGGGGTCACCATAAGCACTATCCTTCGGAGAGTATGAGAAACAGAACGTACAAATATAAAACAAGGGATCCTCAGCACACATTCTTTTCATTTGCTCGGAGAAACTTTTGTCATGCGCAGATTCCCTCAACACATCAGCGCGATAGGCAACATTGGCATGTATATCACGCGGCACATATTCATCAAAATGCTTTGTCGTGATATTCCCAAGAGTCAATGCTGTAGATGCAACAATAGACATAATCATTTCTCAACCGCCATTATTCGCTCATGCAATAAAACACTGTATTCACGCATAGTCTTCCTTCGGTTTCTCAATAATGATAACTGCAAAGAATTCATATTTGCAAGGGTTTTCTCATCCTCAGTTAATTTGTCCAAATCATCAATCAAAGCATCCAAAGCTCTTTTTTCTTTAATGATGTTCTGGTTTTTCGTCTCTCCCAGAATTCTGTCGTCGTTAAACATGTTTTTCATTGTTCAGCCTTCAATGCTGCCTTGATCTGTTCTGCTGTGAATTGCGGCAATCCGTGTTCACCGCGCAGCATGTTGATCTGTTTGACGATGAGCTTCAGTGCAATCTTTTGTGTCGTATCCCACGCCTCAAAATCTGCAAGCTGATCCTTAACAGCCTCCAAAGCATCGGCCTCCGTCTGGGTCTCGTACTGCTCATGGACGCCGTCTTCGTCTGTAACAAACGACCGGGTCCCGCTGATCGTGACATACCCATCAGGCACAACAAACGGAAAGTAAATGTCATAGACTTCCTGGGCAGAATTGCCAGACCACTCAATCCGTCTCGATGATTTCACAATCACCTGTCCTTCGGGAGGGCTGAACGGCGTGATAGGTTCTGTGATCCACCCTGCCGCTTGCAGTTGATCTGTGGTGGGGTTGAGGATCAAGCCCACCGGGCCTTGAATGGTGGCGGGGAGTGACGATCGCTCTATGTCAGTTATGTGGTTGTAGTAGCTCATTTATTATCCTTAATCTACTGTAGGCGCACTTGCCTTGTACGGGTGACCCGCTGGTAAAATATCTTGAATACCCCACTTCCATGCAAGGTAGCCTTCTACACGTTGCCGATATGCGCTGGACAATGCCACCGGATAAATGATTATTTCTACAATATCGCCGTCCCAAATTCGGCTGGCACTATCTCGGTCCTTCCCTACCTGCAATTTCAATGTAATAGGGTAGGGGGTACTGTCCACCCCTGCCGAGATATGTTGCGTATTTAACACGGTATGTGTCATAGTCTGAACACCATCAATCCATATATTAGTCCCTACAGTCTGACCCCAGTTGTACCACGATTTAGCACCATCCGCTGTAGTTGCAGAAAAGAAACCCTGCCCACCTACACCCTCAGTGACCAACCCATCAAAGTTATTGAACGTGGTCAAATCGTAATCGTATACCGCAAACACTGTCCCTGCCGTGTTCGTCGGTGCGTATTCATAAGTAGACGAAGTACGGAACCTCGTATTGTTGCCTCCAAAAGTAAGAGCTGGAAGGCCGCCCCAATTTCCCGATGAAGGTGAAAAATATGGGGGATACGAGGACTCAATAAACTTCCTCCCACTACCTGATTTATCTTCCCATATAGTACATTGGCTACTAGCGTTAGTCGTAATTGTAGATAGGTCACTTGCATCATACCATGCCGTCAACGTATCGTTAGATGGTGTCCACGATTCACCCCCACCCCCAGAAGTGGCCACCCGCCACTGACTATCGAATGCGGATCGGGGCAACGCAAAGCAGAGCCCGGCTACCATCAACAACCCTATAGATGCAATCAATCGCCTCATAGCTCCGCCCCCTCCCACTCTGTTGACTTCCAGGCTGAATAGTACAAGATGGTTGTCGTTGCATTGGTTGACGGGGTAATGGCGCTTGCAAAGGTGACGTTATTGGTTCCCAGGGTCACCGAGTTTGTGCCAGCGTACAACGATAAATTCACTTGCCCCACATTGTTTGTGTCCCCGTCTTCGATCAGGATTGTGGTCGTGTTCGTCGGAGCATACGCTTGCAGCCAGCCATTTGCCACAGACACCGTTACCGTCGCGGCATAGGTGATCTCGTAGGGTGTAGCTTCGGCTGCGTCTACATAGTCCACTGTAGCCAACACTCCCGTATAGCTGCCGTCATTCGCGTTGGTGATGGATAGCCCATTCGCATCATTACCTTCCGCCAGCACATCAGCCAATGTAGCAGAGGCACCAAGAGTAGCGATCAGATTAGTCGCCACCGTATAGCTCACAATTTGGTTGCCGCCTGTAGCTGTGCCCTCAACGGTCCACATATCCGTTGACGCCGCATCCTTGAGCACAGGTGCACCAGACACGGGGATATTAAGGATATTCTCTCCCGCCCCATTGTATAGCTGCCGCGAACTGTCGGACCACCCAAAAACGCTTTGTTTGCTCGTATACTCTTTGATTGTGGCCGAAAAGCTTAACGCAGTGATGTCAAGGTACCCAGCAATACCGAAGTACATATCACCTTCCCACAAATTACTCGTCGCCCATGTGTTATAGGCATTGGTCATCCCCGCTCCGGCAGCCGCTACATTAGTCGCGTCAGTAACATCGGCCAGTGGTTCTATCCCGTCCAGCTTGGTCTTGTCCCCGTCGGCAAACGCACCCTCTGCAAGCACACCCTGGTAATCAGTGTCCTCCACCGCCGCAGAAATGTTCCCGCCACCATCAGCTTTCACCAATCCCGTTACAGCCCCCACAACAGAATCAACCTCCCCCGTTACCACCCCAGATAGCCCTGAGCCGTCCCCAGTGACCGCTGACGCCGCTATTGCCCCCACATTGGTTAGATCATACCCCCCGCCGTCAATGTTGCTCTCCCAGGGAGTTTGTGAGCCACCAGAGGTCAGGTAATTAGTGTTTACCGTTAAATATATCGTCCTGTCGGCCACGCTTACACCGTTACTTGTACTTTCTGTCAGCGTAGCATTCGTGATCGCCCCTAAGTATACGGCGTCATTCACGTAAACACCCATATTCGTGCCGCCACTCGGAACATTAGTAGCCAGGTCCGGACTGAAACCCGGCGTGCTGATCATGGATAAATTCAACTTGATCCTGTAAGCAGGATATGACCCATCTAATACCCGAACCCACCCCTCATACTTAGAATACCCCGCATCATTGCTGTTACCCCAGGGAATCGTAACCGTCGCACTCGATACACTCCCAGTTACCCCCCACCAATTTGTCATCGTTGAATGTCGGTAAAAATAAATAGCTGACATACCCGATAGATCATTCGTCGGCGAAAACGTGAACTCAAAAACTTGACTCTCACCTTGCGGAATCCTGTGACTTATAACATTCGGCCCAGTCGGGCTCACCGTCCAAGTGTTAGTTTGAACGGGGAACCCGTGGACCATGGACACCACAACCAGGAGACAAAACAAAATTCTCAAACACTTCACTTCTCACCTTCTTCCGTGACCTTATAAGCCGCTCTAGCAATAACGCTTAATTTGTCCAAAACCTCTAGCGTCTTGGCCCCATCATCAGCGCCACCCCCATCATCATCCCCCATATCAACTTTGTTGGGAATCAGTTTAGACCATAATTTTTCAGTAAACCAAGTAATAAACCCGCCGTCCCCTCGACATTGACGAAGCAACGTCCATGCAAAAGGCGCCGGGCAATCTTCTGCACAAGCAATAGGGTTGTCTATGTTCTGAGCTACCCACCTGATAACATCCACCTCAGATGCTTTTCTCTTCCCCAGAGAAATCATCGCCGACACACTAGACAAAAGCTCCGGATTATCATCTTCCTTCATATACAACTCCTTATCACACCTTATGCATATGGTAAAGACGAAAAACCATTAAAATACACTCGCGGGTCGGAGGAGGTACCCTTAGGAGTCCCGAAAAAACTACCGGGGGGGTGTGGTTAGGATTTTTGCCCGGCAAGGAGTCCCGTTTCCTTTCGCGCCCCTCCCCCCCCCTGGTGGCCGGCGACCCGGTGGCAGCACGGGACACCCAGACAGGACAGCAGCACGTGTCCCCGCCCCCTAAATACAATGGCCACACACCTGCCCCGTTAAGCCCTGGGGGGATTTGCCATTGACCAAGGGTGCCCATGGTCCTTGATGCATAGTATATCCCGCTGCCAACGTCCGCTAAACAAACCATACAAAACAGTTGAGGATTGTGTCTCATCGGTGTCTCAGTAAAAACTCGCTCGTGCACGTAGGGGAAGAAAGACTACCCTCCGCCCCGTCTACACCCTTGCAAAATGCAAGACCTCGGTTACCCCTATAACACACCATAACCTCTTATTACCCCTATATACATATATATATCCATCATAATCTAACTAAGTACCCTTAGGATTATACCAAGGGTACTTGTCTGTCCGTTTTTTTGGGGGTTGAAACGGGGTGGGGGTCATGGTGGTAAATGGGGGTATTTGGCGAAACGGCCAAATAGTCCGGATTTTCCCTCCGCCAACCCCCACGACCTCGCATTCCCCCCGAAATTCTCATTTTTGTGTCGCGGTTATGAGAATTGCAATTGCATATTTGCCAAATTGAAAACCCTCAGCTATCCCTGGGGGGCAAAAACCTTAGGGAATAAAAAACTACAGGGTCCAAGGCGCCCTTGGCACAGAAAACGCTCTATATTATGGCGTACAAATAACCAATACAAGGAGACGAGACAATGACAACAGAACAATACGAGGCAGCAGTATCATTGATGGACGACGAGATCCGTGAGCGCCTGCATAACGAGATGGCGCCTTGCAGTGACGCTGATTTTTTTGAGGCTTACAAGATGGCCCACAGGGAAGCGTTCGGCGAGGAGTTTGTGGCATGCTGAATTATCCTCAAGCCACAATACAAGGAGGCAATACGAACGAGTATTGCGTGAGGGTCGGACGTATCGCCGCAGATGACGCGGAAATCGACGAGCACCGCAGATCTAACGCTGGCCAAGATTGCGGCGACTGGGGGGTCCTAGAGGGCACGCGAGAGGATATTATCGAGCTCGCGCGGTACATGCTGGCAATCGCGCCAGCCAATACGTCCGGCGCGATCCAGCGGAAGACGGCTCGCTCGATCCTCGAATACCTGGACGCCGAGATCGGAGGTGGAGAGCATGGATAGACGCACAATGGCAGGGCTTATTCTGGGCTTGCCCCCCAGGGGGCAACGCAAAGGATGGATGATGATCGTTGCCGTTGTTGCCGCAGTGGCGATGACGGTAGCTCTCGGGGTGATGATGGCATTGGCGTTTTGAGGTAAGCTAATGCCAGCCCCCCTGGCCGGCTACAGTATATGTCGCCCCAGAAAACGACACGAAGGGACAAGACGAAATGACTAAAGCCGAATATGATACAACGAATCCAACCGCGTTGGAGATGCGCTTGTGGAACTTACGCAACGCGGAAAAATACACCAAGGCCGAACATGATGCAGCGGACCCAACTGCCGCGGATATATACCGGTGGAACTCAGTAAACGAGGAGAAATACACCAAGGCCGAACATGATGCAGCGAATCCAACTACCGAGGATATGTACTGGTGGAACCTGGACAACGAAGAGAAATACACCAAAGAAGAAATTGTACAAGCGTAGAAAGTTGATAGTCCGAACGCTGAGAGGGACGAATGAAGGAATGTACGAAACATCATCATGCTTGCGATTGCCGCGAACAAAAGTTTGCGGCGATGGATGCAGAGAACAAGACGCTACGTAAACGGTTACAGTTCGCAAACGGAAAGTTAAGCGAGGCCGTGGTAAAAATGGATGAACTGCGAGACATCATCCGTAAACCCAACAACCGTCTTGACGGGCAAGAAGGGAGCGAATGAAATGAGCGGAATGAATTGTAAACTCGAACGCCTTGTGCGGCAGCACGCGACTGCGCGTGACCGCCTCAAGCAGGCACTGGACGCCGCTTATCCTTCCGGTATGCGAGTTGCCTTCAAGCGGTCCAGCCGACAGGTAAACCCCTCGTTTGGGGTTGTGGTCGGAGGGGCCGTGGACAACTACCCTTACGTCATCATCCGGGGCGACGCCGGAAAGCGCAAGGCAGCGTGGATCTCGCTGGAAGCCATAATCACGAAGCCGAACGTTGAGCACAGCGGCAAAGAAAGCCGCAGAGAGGACGGTTGATTATGGGAACACGATTGCGCGGCTTTTTTTGTACGCTGCTGCGTTTTGTTCGGCGTCCCCGTCCTTGGGTTCAGTCGCAACTGATCTCTCGTGACGGTCAGATGATCTACACCGTCCGCGATCGTGAAGGCGACGAGCGACAGGTGCTTCACAATCAACGCGGGTGGGAACAAGTCAGCGTGGCGCGATTTTCGACGCTACCCTGCTTCGAGGACTACTACCGCAACAAGTTTGAGACGGCGGTACGATACACGCCGAACGCTGTAAATGAGCCTCGCAGCTTTAGCAATTAGGCTCCGTTGGCCTTGTTGGGTTCCAGCAAGGCCGGGAAGGTTGAATAGTGAAAAGAGAAAACATAGAAAAGGCAGATGACTGGCGGCGCAAACACATACGACATGTGAACGGGTTGATAAAGATGGGACTATCTTCGTCTCCGCCGTCAAAAGAAGATGAGGCATTTCCGCAGTTATGGAACCCCTGTCACTGGCGGTGGTTTATTACTAATGCATAACGCTGGCGTGAGCCGCGAGGAAAGGTAGGGGTGACAATGGAAATACGTATAACACAGGAGGCACGCGAGGCAATGGAAAGCCGCTACGCACGGCGGGCCTTTCCTCGTCGCGCTCCACGCACTTGTTCGCTGGTCTGTTCCACCTGCGGGTGGCGTCCTCGTCCGGCGTGGAGGTCAGAGTGCACTCATTGCCGCACGATGCGGAGTAACGCCAACGCTCGAAATCACGTTCGAGCGGTAGCGAGATAGCGTGAATTTATTTGTTGGGTTAATTATCAAACATAAAGGAAATGATAACAAAATGATAGAAGCAAAACACAACATGTTTTCAACAGGGCCGGAGAGGAAATGATATGACAAATGCAGACGAATTGGCAGCGGTGTGGCGAGAACTTGGCCAGCCGGAGATAGACGGCATGATGTTTGTGTGTGAGCACGGGTCTGGATGGTCCGACCACGAAACCCTGCTGGGGTATCCGGTTGTAGTCGGGCTGCTTCACGGTAGCGACGTGCCACTTGCAATCGTCGCGCCGGATATGTCGCCCGTGGTGGCATCACGCTTTGAAAGCATTGCGCGCGGCAGATTGTAAACCCAACGTGACGGATTGTTTGACGGGAGGTGACGAATGAAACGACCAACAGCGAAACTGGTTCGGAGACTGGTGGGAGCGATTGCGGATGACATTGATGCTGAGTTTTGCGGCGACAAGGTCTGTACGTTTCGGGTGAGCGAGTTTGTGCTCAAGTGGAATCCATCGAACGCTACGCATGAGCGTCTTGTGAAAGGAGATGATTAACATGCAACCACAATACAATAAGGGGTCGACAGCAGGACGATGGGCAGAGACAACAGCAACTAACGACAAAGTTCTCCGTTTTGATCTGCGATTGCGGGATAATGACGGCGAATGGGTGACGGCTGGCGACACCGTGCATTTCACCTATGGGATGCCACCCGCCGGAGTGGCCGCTCCAATTATTGAGCGCGACGGCAAGCTCATAGGGTTGTGTCCAGGGCATAATCCTCCTGAGTTCAATCTGCGGTCGCTCCGGCGATACGTCGGGACTTGGCACAAAAAGAACGCTCCCCATGAGTCGCAACGCGATAGAAAGGATGAGACTTGATGCACGACAAACACGAAACCCCTTTCTCCAACAGAGACCCTGAGACGTACTGCAAGACGGATTGCCCTGCGAATGACGCTGTTCATCGTAGCTCGCGATCCGCTTGTGCTGCGTTTTCCACGCAGGCCGCAAAGAACCTTTCGAAATGGGGAAAACAGGGGCTGGGAACCCTTGGTCTAGCGATAGCCGAAGAGACCGGAGAATTATGTCAGGCAATCCTACAAGAACGATGGGAAGAAGGCGAATGGGAGCGGATACGTGCCGAGGCAATCGACCTGGGGGCGCTCTGCATTCAGGTCGCATACTACATGGACAACCCGCCTTGCGCGGCGTGTGACCGTGGCGACCATCAACTTGGACACGCGGATCACTGTCCGCAGAACGCCCGGCTTCACCGGACTTCGGAAGCCGGACACAACGAGAAAGAATAGACATCATGACAAACGATAGACAGACTAAAAACGCGTCCTCCGAAGGTGCGAGTGAAAGCCCTTGTTCGACTCCCACGTTCGGAGACCTAAAGGCATGCAAGGTTTGCGCTCCTATAGTGGCGTATGCGCACAGTTTGCCTCCTGTAGAGCTGAAGCGGTCTCTTGAGATTATCCGTATATGTGGGCGTATCTGGTCATTGATCCATGAGTCGAACGATAGCAAAGAACGGCAGCTTTAGCTGTACGCTCGATTGGCCTTGTTGGGTTCCAGCAGGGCGGGAAAGGAAGGAACATGAAGACACTGAAAGAGATCGTGAAAGAGTTTGAAGCCACACTGCAATGCAACTGCGACCTGGACATCTGGCAGCCTGAAAGCGACACAGGACACTCATGGGTGTGCCGCATCCATAAACAGGCTAAGGCCCGTTTTCGTAATCAACCGAACGTTCAAGTTGACTTTCAGAAGGGAGCGCGAAGCGTGGAATGAATGTAAAGTCCAACGCTTTGTTCGCTTCTGATGTCCTTCGGGTCTTCCCTCGTCGGATCAAGAACGCGACCCCTACAGACCCGCAAGTGCGGATTGGTCTGCCGGGGTGGTTTGACGAGGCAAGCCGCGTTCTTATCTCCGTTTCGTTCACATGGGACATGGCGGACGCCGAAAAGATGGCGCGAGAATGGGAACAGGTTGCGCCGGTTGAGATCGGCGGGCCTGCCTGCGGAGATCCCGGCGCGGAGTTTGTCCCTGGGCTCTGGCTCAAGCCGGGCTATGTGGTCACGTCGCGGGGATGCCCGAACCATTGCTGGTTCTGTGACGCCTGGAAGCGCGAGGGACGCAAGGTGCGCGAACTGCCAATCCGCGACGGGTGGGACGTGTTGGACTCGAACTTGCTGGCGTGCTCGTGGGATCACTTCTGCGGGGTGATCGAGATGCTGAGGCGGCAGCGGCATCCGGCCAAGTTCACGGGCGGGCTTGAACCTGCCCGGCTGACACGGGCGCACGTTGACCAATTGACCACGTTGACCATCGAGCAACTGTATCTTGCCTACGACACGCCCGACGATTGGGAGCCGCTGCAAGCGGCGGCGGCGTTGCTGAATGAGGCCGGATTGATCCGGCGTTGCAAGGACGGCACCGACCACCGGAAGGGCTGCTTTGTTCTGTGCGGATGGCCCGAAGCCCCTGGCCGACCGGCAGACACGTTTGAGGATGCAGACAGGCGCGTTGCCCGTGTGCTCTCTTTAGGGATGCGTCCCTTTGCGAATGCCTACCGGGATAAGACGGGCAAGGTAGATCCCGCGTGGAAGCGGTGGGAACGGACAAGGAAACGAGCCGCGACGGTGCGGCACATTGATAAAGCGAACGACCGGCTTCACCAGACTTCGGAAGCCGGAAACAACGAGAAAGGATAGACATCATGGACAACGATAAACAAACAGAAAACGCGGCTTCCGAAGGTACGAGTGAAAGCCCTTGTTCGACTCCCACGTTCGGAGACCTAAAGGCATGCAAGGTTTGCGCTCCTATAGTGGCGCATGCGCACAATTTGCATCCTGCAGAGCTGAAGCGGTCTCTTGAAATCATCCGTATATGTGAGCGTATATGGTCATTGATCCATGAGTCGAACAGTGTATTAGGCAGAAGCAATCCACAGAACGACAGCAAAGACGGGCGGCGTATTCGCCG